TATTAAATAGTCTTTAGATAGTTCGGCTATTTCAAATAAAGCCCCATTAGCGTTGTCTGTGTTTTTAATTATAGTATAAACTAGTACGTTTTCTATTGATAACTCTAGCTTTGCACTTAATGCTGTGGCTCTTGGATCATAAATAAAATACGGACTTCTTAACAGTATATTTGCCATCTTATTTTGTTGTTGTAAATTTCATAAAGTCCATTACTTCTAATGCGTATGCTTGTACTAATTCTTCTGGTAGGTTCTTAAATGCTTTTTCAAATGGTTTGGTAAAAAACAAACTTGGTTTAATACCTTTTTTAAATATAGACCTAGATATTAAAAACCCTATAGTATTATAGTTTCCCTTTTGAAATTTTCCTTTTGCATCTCTTAATCTAATGTTTTTACCTTTTGCCCACATTGCCAATGGCTTAATAGGTGGCATCTTGTTTTTGTAAGAGTAAGGTGTATTGTATTTCTTTTCCTTACCACTTACCCCTTTGTCTTGAAACGTACCATACTCATTCATTATAAAAGCTAATGAGAAGCTATTAGGGTTTTCTTTTACTGTATATCCAATAGAATTATAAAGTCCTTTAGAAGCGTTCTTTTGCCCTTTGGTTAGGTTTGTCCTAGACTGTTGAACAACATACTTAGCAAACTTATTTAATGCCCCTCCAAGTTCTTTCATTTAACAAATAGTCATATCATTAGGAATCAATACATCTAAACTTAAAGTCCACCCAGCTACCTTGTTTTCAAACCTATCTGTGAAGGGTTCTACATTAGGTGTGCCAGTTAATTCATATAGTTCATCTCTTAGGTTTCCCCTTCTTAATAATTCAAGGAGTCTATTAATTACAGCTAACTGAGTGTTTAAAACATCTTGTTCATTGTTGTTGCCTAAGAATTTATCTGTTACTGCGTCTTTGCTTTCATCTACAATGTCCATACAAATCACAGACAAACTAAACTGCCAAGCAGAACCTAAATATGTTGCATTGTTTACTATAAAATGTGATAAAGGGAATATGTCTTGCTTGTTTAAATCTACCTCAAATATGTCTCCATAGGTAACAGTATTAACAAAAGCATCTAGGGCTAGTGTTTCTTTTATCTTAGTAGTGATGTTGTAAAAACCTTTCATTTTTTAAAGTTGTTTTTTATCATTCTGCTTTCAAACTCTGCCTTCTCCTTTTCAAATGCTAAATACATTAAGCAACTATGTAAGGAAAGGTTTGTAATTTCTGTAAATCTTCTAATGTCTCCCTGAGCAAGTGTGTATATTTCCTGATAGCTTCCCCATTTTCTACCGAAATTTGACCGCTCATCAGTTCCTTCTGTGCTTCCTTCTGTAAATAGTTCGGGATAGCTTTCAACAAGTCGCCTGTTAAAGTCCAAAAAAAAACCATTGCACCAAATACAACCCCTAAAGGCATTTGTTTCATTAACTCGCTATGTTTATGCGTACCTCCATACGGTTCTAATAAGTATTTATTGCCTATCTTATTAGTAATTGGTCTATATAAAACAGACATAGCTTTGTGCATAGTCTGCCAGTCGTTTAAATAGCTTGTAACGTCTTTGTTTTCTCCATAGGTAATTTCATCTATGTTAGGTAAGAAACCAAATGTAACGCCTTGTAAATTGAATTTAAGACTATGTGATGGTTTGTTATCAAATAGCTTGGTTAGTCTTTCAGAGTATTTATCTACATCGCTATCTTTAATAGTACCTAAGCCTTTTAAATCAATGTCTAATAATATACGCACAATATCCCCATCAGTAGGTTCTTCAAGTCTTAGAAGTTCTTGGTACTGACCTAGTGTTATTTCGTTTAGATTCTCTGGTATGTTGATTTCAAACTTCATAAATTAAAAACAAAAAAAGAGGCTCGCTGTATAACGAACCCCTTAATTATCAAAAACAAACACTAAACTATCTTTTATCGAAATAATACTTATACAATTCTTTTATCTTATTATACAGCTCATTATTCTGCTTGTATATCATTTGTCCTTTTATCTTTTTACCTCTATAGTCTACTTCTATATTGCAGTCTGGCAATTTCTTACCATTGCTTTTAGGTATAGGTACTGGATAAATAGTTATATCATTCTGCCAAGCCCATTCTATTGGTTCCATTTGTCATAAAGTTTTAAGCCTATATAAAAGACTACCATAAAAGTAATCCCACTTATAATAGTAATTAAAGGGTTAAGAAATAAAAAGCATAGTAGATTTATTAAAGCAAAGAATAAGCTGGTAAATAATATTATAAGCAAACAGCCTATAATGATTTGAAGTATTTTTGTTTTCATAATGTAAATATATAAATTAATAATAGACTAAATGCATATTAACATAACTTTAACATTTGTTAATGTGCTATAAACAATACCTTATCGGGTATAATATACGTTAATGTGATGTAAATCATACCTTATCGGGTATAACTTTTAATATATATGATACTCCCCTTTGTGTGGGTCTGCTAATTGGCTAGTTAAAGCATATCTACAACTGTCTATTGCGTGGTTCCAAGCATCAATAGGTTTGTTTAGTTTGTTCCCTTCTTTGTCTTTTAACCAGATGTAGTTTCTTAATTCGTTTATAAGGTTCTTACTTCTAGCAGTTACATATACTTCATTTTGATTGATGAGGTTTATACCATATACAATACTGTCTCTGCCTTTAGATACTGGAAGCAAGGTGTGTCCGTAACTGTTTAACTCTGCTATACTTTTAGGCTCTGCACTATCCGCGTATATTAACTCTGTGCTTTCGTGTGTCTTTAATAGATTGCTAATTTCTGAGTTAAGTAAACCCTTCTGATAAAAGACCTCATCAAATATATAAGCATTGTTCCATTTATATAGTCTTATATAACTACTAGGGTCGTTGCTGTACCCCCAGTCTAAACCTCCACATAGTAACCTAGCCTCTTCTGGTAGTGTGTTTAATTCTTTCCAATCTGTGATACATACGCCTTCTAATGAACCTACTTGACCCAATCCATATACTTGCCACCAATTAGACCAATAAGTAGATGTGGTAGCTTTCTTCTTTGCTCTCTCTATTTCTTCTATTATTGTACTTGGTAATGCTTCATTATCCTTGTAGGTTAATATAACAAATTCACTATCTGGTTCTACAAGTACTTCCTTGTGTGCCCAAAATTCTGATGTAGGGTTAAAGTCAATCCATATAGTGCCGCTTGTTCTTACTGCTAATTGATTGTAAGATTCAAATGGTATATTATTCGCCTCATTAACATATAGTACATTACGCCTAGCCCCTCTTAGCTTGTCGGGTTGGTCTACACTAAAGAACTCTATATAACTTCCATTTACAAAGGTGTATTTTAAAGTGCTTTTATTAAACTGCCCATCCCTATACACCCTAAGCATTAACATAATTTTCAAAAAATCTTTTAATGCACCTCTACGCAAACTAGGTATGCTTTCTGCCACTACAGATATTTCCAAGTCTGGATTCTCTATAGCTTGGTTAATTAATATAGGAAGTATTCCAAAAGTCTTACCAGCAGAAGTACCCCCTTGAATAACCCTTTTACGAGCCTTTAGAGCGTACATCTTTTTAATTGCAGTAGTTACTACAAATTCATCCATAAAGTTTCTTATTCTTCTCCTATGTAGAAAATAGGCTGTTCTTGGTTTACGTTTAAGTCTCTAGTTTCTTTTGGCTTACCAGCATAGTAATTAAAGTATAACTGAACAAACTTAAAATCCCCAGCTTCTACACCTTTTTCTAATGCTTCGTATGCCTTGCTTAACATTGGCGTTAGCTTTTCAATCATTGCAACCTCGTCACTCTTGCTAGGTCTGCCTCCTTTGTTTCCTATAGTGCCTTTGTTGTTTACTCTGTTATCCATAATCAGTTTAGATTAGTTTACTAAATAAAAACAATTTGTTTGGCTGTTTGTTAAAACATACTCATATCGACTTGTTGTAAGTAATAATTTTAAAAACCTCCACTTACTCGGTCGGATTAATCATCCCCTTAAAAATATGTGAAATTACATCTACTGTCCATCCGTTGCCAAGCATTCTATATCTTTCTGTATTGCTAACGTGTTTTGTGTAATCTAAAGGAATTGTTTGTAATCTTTCAAACTCATTAGCATTCATCAACCTCATTAAGCTTCTATCTTCATTTAAAAGGTATTGATTCGTATGGCAATTTTTTGTTGTTAAACAATTTGCTTTTTTATTTGATACGCAATTAACCCCTTTATCTATCCTCATTTTATCTCCCCATTTTTTAAACATAAATGGTTTTAATTCCCTAAAAGGTAATTCATCTAAAACATCTTTATATAATATTTTTTTATCACTTGGTAAAACAAAATCTATATTAGTCCAATAAAGCCTATCTCTATTTTGACCACTAACTAAATTGCTATTAAAAGATTTTGGAATACAACCTAATTCATTGCTTATTATATCTTTCCACTCCTTTTTCATATTTACGTTTTCAAGCAAAAAGTATCTTGGATTCACTTCTTTTAAAATCCTTGAAAATTCCCAAAACAAGCCACTTTTACCATCAAAACCCTTTCCGTTGCCAGTGCTACTAAAACTTTGGCAAGGACTTCCTCCAAAGAGTAAATCAATTTTTGGTAAGTCAAGACCTTTTACATCTGTAACGCTACCTAATTGTTTTGTGTTTGGGTAATTATGTTGTGTAACTTCTATTGCGTATTTATCTATCTCACTTGCAAAGTAATTACCTACTTTAATTCCTAATTTGTCGAGTGCGATTTGTCCACAACTCATTCCGTCAAATAAACTTAATACATTCATAATTTTTAATTTATCACTTTTATCTCTTTACCATCTTTGTCTTGTAAGGCTATTAAACCAAATTCAGAATCTAGTCCGTTTAGTATGTCTATTTTCCTTACTGTGTTTATTATTCTTATAAAGTTATTAGGGTCTATATTACCTCCTTTACTTATGTAGTAGTTATATAGTAGTTGATAGTCAAATTGTTTTTGTTTTCTCATTAGTATATATTGTTCTTTCATTTTATGGCTCTATTTTTTTACTCTTTAACCCAGTCTAATTTATTACCTTTAGATAAATTATCAAACGCCCATAAAGGTTGTAAGTTAGTATAATGACATAGCTTAATAGTTTCTTGTTCTGTTTCTGCAGAAGATAAAGGTATTATATGGTCTATATGCCATTCTCCTATATTATCCCAGTTCATTCCATCTTCGAATTTAGCTTCCATAAAAGACTCTACTGTTTTCCAATTCGCCCCTAGTATTTCTTCTGTGCTGTTTTTCTTTTTATATCCTTTGTAAATAAAAAACTTTCTAAGCCTACCTCTAAGCCTTGTCTTTATTTTTCTAATTGGAGATGAATTATTGTATTTATTTTTCTTTTTATTAATTATATCTTTATTTTCTTGATTGTATATCTTTTGTTTTTCAGATAACTTTTCTTTATTTTCTTGATAGTAAGTTTTTTGGCGTAATCTTATTTTTTCTTTATTTTTTTGATTGTATGTTTTATAGTATTCAGCTATCTTTTCTTTATTTTCTTGATTATATTTCTTATTGTAAATCTTTATTTCTTCTTTTTTATCTTGATTGTGTATCTTATGATATTCAGCTATCTTTTCTTTGTTTTCTTTATAAAACATATTGCTGGCAATCTTTATTTTTTCTTTATTTTCTTGATAGTAAATCTTTCGTTGTTCGCGGATTTTATCTTTATTTTCTAATTGATATTTTTTTATATAAATCAGCTTTTCTTCTTTGGTCATAGTTCTGCTCCTTCCATTTCTTTTATTACTATTGGCTCTGCTTCTTTACCTATCATTAATAGCATTGCGTTTATTCTTTCTATTGCTTTACTAAATTGTAAAGGAGTTAAGTTGTTTAGCTTAGGCTGTATGTTTGTATCTGTTATTATTTGTGTCTCTATTTTTTCTTTTAATTCTTTGTTCTCTATTTTTAACAAATTATTAATTCTAAGCACTTCTATCAACTGTAATTCATCAGAGTTTAAATCTATTTGATTAAAGTCATTTATAGCCCTTTTAATAGCCTTATTTGTTATAGTGGGAAAAGTATTACCTAAAGCATTTAAAACGGCACAGTGGTTCTTGTTTACGTACTCTCCTATCTCTCTTAGGGTAAGGTTGGTATTTTCTCTGCATAGGTAATAAAACAGTGCTCTACCTTCTGCATATT